GGTATGAGATGGATCATCCGGGTAAGGACGGCAAAGTCGTCAAGCGCAAGGGCAAGGACATTGAGCACATCAAACCCCTAAGCAAGGGCGGCGATTCTTCTCTGTCTAACCTGCGCCTTGAGTCCCCGAGCGATAACCGGAGCTTCTACCGGAACAGCGACCACACCGTCAAACGAAACGTGTCTCGCAAGAAAAAATAATGGAAATCATAGAAAACAAATATCTTGCGATTAGGACACGCAACCCCAACAAAATATCGGAAGTTATCAAGGATACTCAGATTTTACGAATTGATTCCGATATTCACACCGTTGCGGTTAATTGGGAATTAGAAGAAGCTCAGCATCTTAACAAACTCAAAGTTAAGAATGTCCCTAGTCCTATCCATAGGGATTATGATTGGCCGGGAGTGTTTCCGCCGATGGCCCATCAACGAGACACGGCTGAGTTTCTGACTCTTAACACCAGAGCTTTTGTGTTCAACGAGCAGGGCACGGGCAAGACGGCTAGTGCTATTTGGGCGTCTGACTATTTGATCAAAGCCGGTTATGTGCGGAGGGTATTGATCGTGTGCCCTCTCTCCATCATGCAGGCAGCTTGGCAGGCAGACCTGTTTAAGTTTGCAGTTCATCGTTCAGTGGCAGTGGCGCATGGAACTAGGAACAAACGCAGTGCGATCATCAACGGATACTACGAATATGTAGTCATCAACTACGATGGCGTCAGTATCGTGGCCGACGACATTGCTAAGAATAATTTTGACTTGATCATTATCGACGAGGCTAACGCTTATAAGTCTGTCAGCACCAAACGCTGGAAGATTATGAACAAGCTAGTCACGCCGACAACGTGGCTATGGATGATGACTGGCACCCCTGCGGCTCAATCGCCGTTTGACGCTTATGGTCTTGCCAAGCTATGTGTTCCACACCAAGTACCGAGATTTGCTGGGGCATTCAAAGAATCAGTAATGGTGAATATCAGCAGGTTCAAGTGGATCCCAAGGAATGATGCTTCCCAAAAAATCTTTAAAGCTCTGCAACCCGCCATCCGGTTCACAAAAAAAGACTGCTTAGATTTACCGGATGTAACCCATACCGACCGAGAAGCCCCACTCACTGCACAGCAGAAAAAATACTATGAGTTAATTCGCAAAGAATTTCTTGTGGTGTCAGGAGAGGAAGAGATCACTTCCGCCAATGCTGCCGTCAACCTCAGTAAGCTCCTTCAAGTTTCTTGCGGGGCGGTATATAGCAACAGCAAGGCTACGTTGGAGTTTGATGTATCCAATAGGCTACAAGTGGTAAAGGAAGTCATAGAGGAGGCTAGCGCCAAGGTTCTTATATTTGTTCCGTTCAAACACGCGATAAATATCGTGCGGGAATTTTTGGTTAAAGAAGGAATCCCCAATGAGGTTATTTCTGGCGAAGTTCCCCCCACGCAAAGAAACGACATTTTTAATCGGTTTCAAACAAAAGGAGACGATGACCTCAAAGCTCTAATTATCCAGCCAGCCGCCGCTTCGCACGGGGTTACCCTCACCGCTGCTAATGTGATTATCTGGTACGCACCCGTCACCAGCACTGAGACTTATCTTCAAGCCAATGCGCGTATAGATCGACACGGACAACGCAACCCGATGACCGTGGTGCACATTCAAGGATCCAAGGTTGAACGCGACCTATACGCAATGCTTCAAAATCGCCTAGAGAGCCATGAAAAATTAATCGATTTGTACAAAAGAGTATTGACAGAGTAAACTCTACTGACTAGACTGCGCTTCATCCTTCACAAACCAAGGACATTTTATGGAATTAGGTCAATTCACCGCAGAAGACTTAGTATCTGCCTACATCGCCATCCGAGATGCTAAACGTGATGCCGAAGCCGATTTGGCTAAGATCATCAAAGAGTATGGGGAACAGCTAGAAGCTGTAGAACACGCCATCATCGCTCTCTGCAAAGAGATTGGAGCCGACAGCATCAAGACCCCGCATGGGATCGCCATGCGCAGCGTTAAGACTCGATACACCACTAACGATTGGGAGTCGTTCTATAACTTGGTGCATGAGTACAAGGCTTTCGATCTTCTTGAGCGACGCATCCACCAAGGGAATATGAAGTCATTCCTTGAAGAAAATCCGGACGAGCATCCCGCAGGGTTGAACATCGACCGTTCTTACACCGTCACTGTACGCAAACCGTCAAAATAGGAGTTAGCCATGAGCTACGATATTATTCCGTTTGAACCCACCCGAGTCCCCGAACACATTCGGGGTGAAATGTCCGAGCTTTCAAAGAAGCTCAAGCGTGGCAATAGCCTCAAGCGGATTTCTATCCGCAATGGCGTCTTCCGTTGCATTGTTGGCGGTGAAGAGATTGCTAAGAATAAGGATGGGTACATGGATATTGTGGTGATTAACACCACCCGTGAAAACCAGCGCACTTATTACAAGAACGCCTATGACCCGAATGCGGAAGGCGCGGTCGCTCCGGATTGCTACTCCCCGGATGGCATTATCCCGCACGCTGACGCCATTAACCCGCAGGCTTCTACCTGTGCCGAGTGCCCGATGAACGTGAAGGGTTCCGGTTCTGGGGTGGGTAAAAAAGCCTGCCGGTACTCCAAACGCATGGCGGTTGCACTTGCCAATGATCCGGATAGCGGTGTGTATCAGATCGTTATCCCCTCGCAGTCCCTGTTTGCTAAGGGTGACGAGAAGCACATGGGTTGGGAGCAGTATCAGAAGTTCATTCTGTCTTTGAATTTCAGCATCGACCATATCATCACCCGTATGTCGTTTGATGATGACGCGGATTCCCCGAAGTTGGTGTTCTCGGCTGTCGGTCATCCCGGCCCGTCGATGAAGAAGAAGCTGGAGGAGTTGGCTGAATCCCCCGATGCGGAGTTGGCTATCCAACTGCCGGTTCAGCAGACGGACAATTTTAAGAATCCTGCTTTGCCGAAGCCGAAGCCGAAGGCGCTTCCGATCATTGATATTGATGAGGATGAAGAGGAAGCCCCCCCGCCGCCGAAGGCTAAGAAGGCTCCCGTTGTTGTGGAAGACGATGAGGAAGAAGCCCCCCCGCCGCCGAAGGCCAAGAAGGCACCCGTTGTCGTGGAAGACGATGAGGATGAGGTTCCGCCTCCGAGTGTCAAGGCGAAGCCGGCCAAGCCGGAAGTTGTGACGAGGGGCTTAGACCTCACCAGCATCATCAGCAAGTTTGCTGCCCCCAAGGCGACTGAAGTAGACGACGAAGAAGAGTAGTCATGGATCACCGGGGCTACAGCACGCGCATCATAGACGCAAATGACCGCGCATCTGCTGATAGCCTCGGTGTTCAACTGGGTCGGTACTGTATAAGTCGGGACATTTCCGCTATTGAAGTAGCGGAGTATTTTGGGGTTTCAAAAATGACGATTTATAAGTGGTTCACCGGCCAGTCAACACCGAGGCAGTCATACAGAGATCGCATTGTAGCTATGTTAAATGTTGGAGGGGTGGCTATAAAACATAACTAAGACACACAGCAATGAACTACAGAGATTTCTTAGGGACAGTATTGTCCGATCAGGGGGCTTACTGCATTGTAGGACTAAAAGAAAACTCACCTACAAAGCAAGTATTTTTAGACAGCTTTGACGATATTGACGAGCAAGTAAGGAGGTTGCTGGGTAAGGACTACAATATATATTTCGCCTGTGCCAAATACGGGAAAATGGGTAAGCGTATCAAAGAGAACGCTCTATTCTATAAATCCCTATTTATGGATCTCGATGTAGACCCAAACGACCCTAAGAAATTTCCTTCTAAACAGGAAGCTCTTGAAGAACTTTTGGAGTTTTGCAACAAGGTTGAAATTGCACAGCCGGGGGTAGTGGATTCCGGTAATGGTTTCCATTGCTATTGGGCGTTCAACAAGACTATTCCAAGGCATGAGTGGAAGGCGCTAGCCGAAAGACTTAAGACGCTGTGCAAAGAACATAATTTCCGTGCTGACCCTGCGGTGACTGCGGATGAAGCGCGTATCTTAAGACTTCCGGAGACGTTGAATTTCAAGCGTAAACCTTACTCTCGGGTTGAGGTTCTTTTAGACCCCCCGGAAGTAGACGTTGATTTACTCAAGGTTGCGATTGCAGCTTTTAACCCTCTTCCGCCAACTCCTCCGCATATCAAACCGGGGTTAAGCCCGCTGATGCAGAAGTTAGTTGGGGACAGGAAGTTTAACTTTGCGAAGATCCTTGAGCGGATTGTTGCCGGGAATGGGTGTGCGCAGCTTGAGTATATTGCTACTCAGCAGGAAGAAGTTTCTGAACCGCTGTGGAGGGCGGGGCTTTCCGTCGCCCGTAATTGCATAGACTGGGAGATTGCTATTCATGCTATCTCCGATCAGCACACCAACTATAGTCGGGAAGAAACGGAACGCAAGGCCGACGCGCTTGTGGATAAACCGTATCGATGCGACATATTTGGTAGCCTAAACCCCGGTAAGTGCGAGGAGTGCCCGCACAAGGAGCGTATTCGCAGTCCTATTGTATTGGGCACCGATATACAAAAAGCGCCGGTTGAGGAAGAGGTGCTGGAGGTTGAAGAGGCTGGGCTAACGGTTTTGTACCCGATTCCGCCGCTACCATTTCCTTATTTTAGGGCTAAGAATGGTGGGATTTACCGGGATGTCAAAGATGAAGAACCCAAGCTGGTCTACGAAAACGATTTATTTATCACCAAACGTATGCGGGACAAAGACCGGGGGGAATTGGTTTTAGCTAGAATCCACTTACCCAAAGACAAACCTAAAGAGTTTGTGATCCCTTTGTCGGTAATGAGTTCAAAAGAAGAACTGCGCAAACTACTTGCGGGTAATGGTTGTATTTGTATGCCAAATTTGGTTGATGGAATTATGGGGTATCTTGTGGAATGCGCTAAGTTTCAGCAATTTACTAACGACGCAGAAGTCTTACGGCAGCAGATGGGATGGGTTGAAGACAACTCCAGATTTGTTGTGGGGGACAAAGAGATTTCTGATACTGAGATTAGGTATAGCCCTCCATCCGAGACGACGCTATCTGTCGCGCAGTGGATGCACTCTCAGGGGGAATATACCGAGTGGCAGAAGGTCGCTAACGTCTACGGCAGGGCGGGATTTGAGCCTCATGCGTTTGCAGTGCTGACCGCACTGGGGGCACCGTTGATGAAGCACTCCAACTACAAAGGAGCGTTCATTAATCTGATAAACAAAGATTCAGGAACGGGAAAAACGACAATTCTGCGGATGATCAACAGCTTCTATGGCCACCCTAACGAGCTAATGTCGAAGGAATCTGACACTTTGGCCCACAAACTGTTCCGGTTGGGGGTTCTGAACAACTTAGCGTTTACCGCTGACGAACTGACAAACATGCGCCCAGAGGATATTTCTCGGTTGCTGTACTCAGTGTCGCAGGGGCAAGGGCCGGGGCGTATGCAGGCTCTCACAAATATGGAGCGCAAGAACGACACCACATGGAGCACCATCGGGATTGGATCGTCTAATGCGTCGATGACGGAAGTGTTGGCTTCGCACAAGTCTATGGCTAACGGAGAAGTGATGCGGCTTCTGGAATACCGTATTAACGCAACAAACATTCTGGATAAGCGAGAGGCTTACGGGTTATTTGAAGAGAAACTGAACAAGAACTACGGAATAGCGGGGCAGGTATTTATCAAGTGGTTGGTGAGTAATTTGCCAGAAGCGATTAAGCTCTATCACG